ATTTGATTCAGCGTCTGCGCCTGGACCTGGGCCGCTTGCGCCAGTTTCCGGTCATAACGCCACGCCTGGACTTGCCAGGCCAACACCGCCGGGCCGCCGGCCACCAACGCCAGCAACACAGCGACGCCAAGGGTGCGGGAAGAAAATGGCATCAGGTCGAAGGCTGACATAACACCGCCCTCGCCCGCGCCCAGAGTTGCAGACGATCCTGCAAGCCATTCAAACCGCCGTTGATACGGCGGGTGATGGTGTTGAACTGATCGCGGTCGGCCAGTTCGTTCAAACCGTTCTGATTCCAGAACCAGGCGGCAGACTCAGCCGCCCATTGCGGTTGCTCCAGCAGTTGCGGCAATGCCAGCAGTCGTTCATCGCCGAACAAACCCAGGCTGCAACGTCGATAATTGTCACGTCCGGTAATCTGAATCAGGCCGCGACCACGATATTGCTGACCGTCACCGTCGGCCTGGGGCGTATTGCCCAAGCGAACGGCCAACGATCCCGTGTCGTACCTGCTGAGATATTGCTCACTGCCGAGTTCGCGCACATAGCGCAATTGCCCTGATTCATGGCCAACCTGGGCCAGAAACGCGGCCATGCGTTTGGGTGTGTCGACACGATGGCGCGACATCGCGGTGTTTAGCGCGGAAACAAAAACGCCCGCTTGGGCGCGGGCGTTGGGCATGATGTTGATGAGTTGCTGTTGGGTAACTTCCATAGATCAGTTCATCGAAGGCGTTATTGAAGTTGCTCGGCCAGCCAGGGTGGCGCGACCGGACGATATTCAGCAGTAGGGAAAAGCTCATGCTGTGGCCATTCCCTGAGGGCCCGTCGGTACGTCTGCAGTTGTGTGTATTGCGTCTGGTCCAGTGTGGTGCCGCTACCGTCGTCCATTTCATCGCGATCCCGCGCGACGAGACGGTCCGTTGCCGATAGCTGGGCATTGCGCCACGCATACTCGTTTTCAGCAGCTTGGCCTGACGTCAGAGGAGGTGGATCTACGAGGACGGGATAACCATTGTCAGGATTGACTGCAATTTTCTTGGGCGACATAGCCAGCTGCTGAAGCAACGACAGCCAATAGGCCCTGGGGACTTCGATGACATCTTCTGGGATATCCGAAGTATTGATACCCGGGACATAAGCGCCGCAGGTACTTGGACTGAACAACACAGTGAATTCGTTCACTCAATACCCCTTCGCAAAATAATATACACCCCACCCGGCCATCGCCTGTCCATCCATATTGCGAACCCGGAAACGACAGCCCTGTTTAGTACCGCTTCCTCCAACGAGAATAACCACCGCACCATCACCGCCGACATGGTTGGCTACAACAGAAGCAAAAGCGGTTGGAAATGAAATAGGAAAAGTGACGAACACATCGCCGTTAGCATCGGTCGTGCCGGCTCCCCATTGGTCGATAATCCCACTGGCGTATTTTTGATAACCCGGATTACCGAGATGACCTGAAAACAACGAGGTGTACTTCAGCACAATGGTGCCGCCGATCAGCCGCCATTGGTTGTCGAGTTTGACGAACTCCGCCGTTTCACCCCGCCCCAGATCGACTGGCCCCAAGGCGGCACTTGACGAACCTATCGTATCGGCAGCCGAGGCCGTCGATATGGTGACCACGCCGACACCAACGTTAATAAGTGTCAGCGTCGCCCCATGCATGATCCCGGTAGTGCCAGGCAGCGTGACGCTGATCGGCGTAGCACTGGCAAAACTGACGGCTCCGCCGATGTGCGCCAGTGTCAACGCGGTATTGGTTGCGTACGCAGCAAAGCCGGAATACTGCAGCCCGCTACGTCTCACGAACTCCGTGGTGGCTACTGACCCGTCACTGTCAAACTGCGCGGCGGTGGTAAATAACCCGTTGCCACGCAACGCCGTCAAAAGTTGATTGCTCAGTTGTTCCGAGGGTGTCAGCCCGGCGGCTTGAATGACATTGAGCATCTCCTGCGTGACGCCATTGCCCCAACTGGCGGGGATCAAAGACCCCGGCGTCCCCGTCAAGGGATCCTCATCCACAAACCTGCCATTCACTAAACCCGCACTGGGCACACTTCTTGGATAGTCCACGTTGTCCTCCCTTGATATTCAAACAGCCAAAAAACAGGCAATAGAAAACTGCGCCTGTTGATTCGCCCAACAGAGCCCGAAAAAAATTGAGAAGGTTTAAGCGGTTTGGTCCGTGCCGCTTTAAGCCGCAGACTCAGGCACGACCGGCCAGTTGATGTCGGTTGGAAAACCGGTTTGGTGCTGGATACGGTTCAACTCGACGCAGTAGAGCTTCCACTCCATCAGGGCCAGTTGTTCCTGGTCGTTGGCATCGCCGATGTCTTCGGCGTATTGAAGCGGTGCTATACGCAAAACCGCCTCACGAAGAAATGTATCGCGCTTGGCCAGAACTTGAACCTTGGTATCGTTCAACTGAGATTCGCCATCGAACTGCCAGGCATTATTAGTCCAGATATAGTAATCGCCAGGCCATGGTTCAGCTGTAAAAGCTTCCGGCAACTCTCCAAGCTCACTCCAAATCTGTTGCCCTCCATCGTCCTTGCGATACACCACCCCGCGACAGTCAACTACCTCTCTAGGAACGTTATTCACCAGCGCCCACGTACGCCCGTTCTCAGATGAGGGTAGTTCAAAGGAAAGCTCAATGGCATTACTGGGAAGTTGAACACCAATACCTGGCGTCACGGAAAACTCTACGGGGCCTGACAAGACACCCGCTCTGTCAAATAGATAATAAAACACAAAGCACCTCAAATAAGTTTTATACGCGCTGGATAGGCTATGTTGCGCGGACGAGATTTAAAGGAATAGAGCAATGTATTGGCCGGATCCATCTGGTAAGTGGTCCCGGTGGGAAAAATGGGGCCACCGTTTACTAAATCTCCTATGATTTTAATTTCCTCACGGGTATTAGCACCGAATCCGGTAAGGCTATCGGACCATCTTGATCCAACCGCACCCGCGCCTTGGGCTCCTAATGCATGGGAATGAACAGTGCCAGGTTGAAAGGTACCCATTGTCCGCCCAACGTCTACCGAACGCCCTTCGTCCAAAACTCTTAAGAACTCCCCTCGCCCTTCAGGGCCGCGAAAGGTTAGCGCTCCATCACCAGTGGTCCATCTGCCTTCATTGCCTTCCCTAGTGGCTTCGATGCCAAGCATTCCGGACTGCTGGGCGTGATCCCAGAGCCAAGGCCATTCAGCACGCTTCATGATCGTGCCATTTAGCGCACCGTAGCCTCCCGGGCTCAGTTGGATGGTCGTCTCAAAAAAGGGGCGACCCAAGGGAGTGTTATCAAACCTCCCTACGGGCCACCAGCTCCCAGCACCGTCACTGCGCAAATGCCACCAGTCACCGCCGCCCATCAACACCAGAAATGGATAGCCAGCGACCGAAAGATGAGTATGAAATCTTATTCGATCGGTACCGGCAGTCTGAACCACAAGGCGATTACCGCTGTTATCAAGACGTCGAACGATGACGTCCCGCACACCCAACCCTGCATTCGCCGAAGGCAAACTAACAGTAGAAACACCAGCACTAGCATCAATCAGCACCAGCCCCAGCTCGTCGGCTGTCAGCGCTTTAGAAGCCGTTAACCGCGTCACCACCGAACGCATCGGGCTGCTACGCCCGAGAATAGCCTGCAACGCCTTGATCAACTGGCCGGTGTCCGCTTCAGACGGTGTGATGCCAGCGGCGGAGATCACGCCCAAAATCTCCTGTGTAACGCTGTTACCCCACACGGCGGGAATCAAAGATCCCGGCGTGCCTTCAACGGGATTTTCATCCACAAACCGACCGTTCACCAGCCCGACGCTGGGAACGCTTTTTGGATAGTCCATCTCTCTACTCCTTAGTCATAATTGATATGCACCCGCGTATGCGCCGGCGCACTACGATGAATCAGGCACTCGAGCGCCGATCCCGGATTGACGCCGAAACGCTCCCCCCAATAGCTGGCGCCAAAACGTCGGCCGAGCAGCAGGCGGCCGCCGGTGTTGAGGGTCCACATGAATTGCGCCTGCCAAGTGCCGAAGTGCGCTTCGCCGAAGCGGGCGCGGCCCATACGAGGGGCCTTGAGCTCGGTGATGGTGGCGTTGGGATAGCCCTGGCTCTTGGCGATTTCCACGTAATAAGCGATGGCCTGACTGCCCACCGCCAACAACCGCCGACGCACCGCCAACCGGCGATCGTCATACAGCGGTGTAGCGCCGAGGCACGGGTCGGGCAGGTTCATCACCCGCTCCCAATCCGGCACCAGCTCACTCACCCCCGCCGGGTCCATTTCGTGGAGCAGGTCGGCGGCGCGGGCGTCGAGACGCGCCAATTCCTGGGCGATGCCTTCGAGCACCTCTTCCAGTTCCGGCACACGCTCCGGGTCCCACGCCGGGCCGCTGGGCAGCAGGCTGCGCAGTTGGGCCTGGTACTGCTCGGCGGTTCTTATTCCAGCCATACGCAGCCTCCGAAGGTCAGCAACTGATTGCTGGCAGCGACCACGTCAGCGATGGGTGCGGTGAGTTTGTGGTCGGTTTCGCCGGTGGCGCTGCTGATGGCTTCGGCGATGTGGGTCAGCAACAGGGTTTCGCCGAGGCCAGCTTCGCGGTTATGCAGGTCGCGCAGTTGCGCTTCGATGGCGGCGCGCACGGCGCTGGTGTCCGGGGTAATGCGCAGCCGGTAGGTCACCGGCACCTGGGTTGGCGCCAGCACATGCACCTCGGCGGTGACCGGGCGCAGCGGCTCGATATAGGCCCGGACTTCTTCCAGTTGTTCGGCGTTGGGAATCGGCAGTGGATCGTCGTCACGCATGACGAACACGCCAACGGTGCCGGGCCCAAGGTAGCTGCCGCGACACCAGGCGCGGGTGATGCCAGGGCATTCCAGGGCCCAGGTTTCATAGTCCTGCGCGGAACCGCCGTGGGGAATGATGCGGTAGGAACGGATCACCCTGGCCCGCAGGGATTCGAGGCTTTCCCGGGCGAGACCGCCGGTCAGCCCGGGCGCGAGCACGGTGAAGCTGTTGCCGATCCCAAGGATCGGCTGCACCGGCGTCAACACCAGGCCGGCATCGGCATTCCCCAGGCTACCGGCGTCCAACGCGGCGACAGTGGTGCTGTTCAGGCCATTGCTGGTGGTGCGGGCGCTGGTCACTTTGTAGGTGCGCCCATCGCTGGATTGCAGCAGCGTGTCGACATCCAGCACCGCACC